TATGCACAGCACTTAGGTATCGCCGCCTCGTACTGCTCTCTTGTTATTCCCATTTCAACCTCCGTTGCCTAACCCGGCAGTCCAGCGGACGCCGTTCCGGCGACGCTGACTTCTGCGTTATGCAGCACCAATTCACCCGCGCCGAAAGCCGTAATCCTTACAATTCATTCAAGCCGACGCCTACGGCGCGGCTTAATTCAGGCGTTCTACGGCAGTTCCAGCGCCTCCTGCGCCGCCGCCGGTTTCTGTTCCGGTGGCAGCAGTTGGCCCTGCGCCTGTGCCCGCGAAATCCGCTCGCAGGCGATGTCGAAGTACTTGCGCTCGCGTTCCACGCCGTAGAAAGCACGACCTTGCATCGCGCACGCCACGCCCGTTGTCCCGCTGCCCATAAACGGATCGCAAACCGTGTCGGCTTCAGGCACCAAGCCAAGGCACCACGCCATCAGTTGCAGCGGCTTCTGGGTCGGGTGCTCGGCTCCGCCGTCAGCTTGCAGCGCCACCCGGTTCAGGGTGTAGGCGCGCATCGGAAACTCAAAGCTCGTCCACGCCAGTTCGCCGTCGCTCATCGTCAGCCCTCGCTGGCCTTTGTCCCAAAACAGCCAGCCCTTTGTCGGGTGCGGCAGCTTGTCGATGAAGTAATTTCCACCCCACACAATCTGGCCGTCGCTCTTGTAGCGCAGCAGTTCAAAAACAAGGCGCTCCGGCGTCTCGTTATCCCATCCAAGGAAGTCGTGGGCCTTTCTGTTGTGCTTCGGATTGCGTCTCGTGCCTTGCTTCTGCCCGTCAATGCCTATGCCATAGGGCGGGTCGGTCAGCACCAGCGACACATGCGGCAGCAAGGGCAAAACCTCTCGGCAGTCCCCGTGCCACAATTCAGCATTCCCTATCACTACTTTCTCTGCCATCTTCATCCTTGGTTTGTGCGCAACCAGTGAAACCTAACTACCGGTTCAAGGCGACGGCCTACGGCCGCGCCTTAACCTTTGCGTTAGACCGCAGTCGTGGCGTTGCGGTGTATCCGTAAACCTCAGCAAGCTCCGCGTGCATCCGTTCCATGTGCCAATAGCTGCGCCGGTAGTTCGCGTACTGCTGCGTGTAGATCCTGTCCTGACGCTCGTTGCCAAACGGCGGCGGCGGCATCTCAGCGCCGCGCAGCCGGTAAACGTCGGTGTAAGCCTTGCGCGTCGCCTCAACCCTTCGCGCCCTGCTTCCCTTGCCTGACATCTTTGTTCTCCGTGGTCTGCGGTCTAACAATTCGTTGTAGGCGAGACCGCTTCGCGGCGCGGCTTAATTCAGGCGTTAGGTGGCAAATCGGCACATGCGTTGCACAACACGCCGACCATTCGCACCTCCTGCCCGCTGCGCGTCCTGCCGGTGTATTCGGCAGTCTGGCCACTCAATTCCTGCGGCGTTCTCCAAAGTCCGCACTTGCCGCACTGCGACTGCTTGATGCCTGCCTTCCGCTGCACCTCTGCCCATTCGTGCCAAGCTAGGTATCCCTCGGGTGGCAGATCGCCCGGCTTGTAGGTTTCCTGCTCCAAAATGCACGCCACTTTCATTTTTCGCCTCCCGCCCCTAACCCGGCGCTCGTTAGGACTCCCATCGCATTCGCCATCGGCCCTGCGCCCTGGCACTCGCGAGTTTCTGCGCCGGGGTGCCCCGACGCGCCAAGGCGCAGGGCGGATGTGCCCGCATCACCGCCGCGTTATGCACCATTGTTCTGCGCCATGCGTTTTTCATGCAGTTCCAAAATGCGCTTCATATCACCAGCCAGCCGCAGTGCGTGGCACGACGAGCACACCCTATTGATGAGCCGCCCCATTCGTTCCCTGTCCGGTACGGTTGCTGGCTTCTCTCCGCAAATCTCACACATCTTTTTTGCAACGTTCAATCTCTTATGTGTCTATTGCGCGTTAGGGCGCATCACGCACGTCTAGGTGGCCGTGCCGTTGCGTGCCAAGGTCAATTCCAAGCGCATTGGCAATGCCAATGATGTAGGCCTCAGCAAACTCCGCGTCACCCATTACAACTTCGCCCTTGTGCGGCTCAAGCGGCAGGCCGGCCAAGGTGCGAATGTGCCTGATCGCACACTTCATATTCAGCGCGGCCATTTCGTAGGAATCGCCGTTCACAACAAAGCTTTTCGTTGGCGCGTGGTACTTCATATTTCCTCCGTTGGGGCATGCGCCCTAACCATTCGTTGCATGCGAAGCCGCTTCGCGGCCAGCATCAAAACGGAATGTCGTCTTCCGGGAAGTCGCTGCCAGCGGCGCTCGGCTGCGATTGTTGCAGCTCGTTTATTGTCCGTTTACGCTGCTCAGATTCGCGACGCTCTCCGTCCTGCTTGCTGCCTTGCAGGGTTACGTCTGAAACACGCATCGTCATGTAGGCTTTGCCTTCGTGGACCCGCACGCCAGCCTGACCGCTAACTGCGACTTTAGAGCCTTTGCTGATGTACGGCTCAAGCGACTCCGCTCGCTTGCCCCACAGTGAGCAATCGACCCAAAGCGTGACGTTCTTCTGACCTTTTCGCTCGGTAACGCCGACCGAGAAGTTCAGAACGGGATCGCCCTGCGGCGTGTGGCGCAGAACCGCGTCCTTACCGACATTCCCGGATATCGTCCAGTTATTCATTCGGCTACCCTGTATTTCGCAACAATTCGATCAACGTCGGTGACGAACTCAGACACGGCCACCGACAGACGCGCGATATAGTCAACGTCGCGAGTCACGCGTTTGATGAAGATCGGCAGACCGGGCCAGTAGCTCACGAAGTCGCACCATTCACGCCCGCTCACCCAAAGCTGCCCCTGAATCTGCGCCATGTGCTCATGCGGAACCGCGTCGGATTCGAGCACATCAAGCTGCAGATGCGGAAGTTTCGACTTGATTTCGAGCGCGCCATCTTCTCCAACAAGCGAATCAGGGCTGCAGCCAATCCGACCGCGCCGCAGGAATCCTACCTGCACCGGCTCAACGTCAGCGATCAGCGCGTAGGCGTCGCGGGCCTCGCCTTCGAGTGCCTTGCCGCGTTCCGTGTGCCGGTTTCCTTCCCACTTGTCTGCGACCTGCCCTGTGATGATTTCACCGGCAAGCGTGAGCATGTATTTCCGTCGCGTCGCTGAGTCGCCGCCGCCGCGACCCTTTGCAAGCACGGTCGCAAACTCGCTTGCGGTCACGACGCCAGCGCGGGCGGCGAACCATTCATCCGTGCCTTGCTCGCATTCGATTACCTGTAGTGCATCAAGCATTGTCGCCACCCTGATCCGGCTTGCGCTGACTCAGCAGCGTGCGGCACTTCTCGAACCACGATGCAGGTATGTCCTGCAGGCTTTCGACCTTGGCCCACTGCAGAAACTTCGCTTTGTCGCGCCCGTTGGCGTCGATCAGGTCTTGCAGTTGCGCCTGCTGTTCATCGCTCAATTTCTCGACTTCGACCAGCTTCGGAACTTCGCGCGCCTCGCCTTCGATGATCCGCTGCGCCTCGTCTTCGTCGTAGATTCCGACGAAGCCAAACGCGATGCGAGCACACTGAATCATAGCCTTGTGACGCAGCATCCGGCGCGGGTGAGACTTCCACGGACCAACGCCATCGCGACGGCATTCGGCCATCCACTCGGTGACCTTGATCGGGTGCGTGCGGTCCTTGCGGTAAATCACGCATGTGCATGACTCGTCGTCTTGTGCGAAGTCCATGCCATCGAACTGCGGATTCCCGTTGATGATCCGCGCCCATCCGTCCACGCCGACGACAGGGACAATACCGTTCTGCCGGTCAGGGAATGCGTAGATCTCCTTCGTCCACGGATTAAGTCCATATTGCTGAGCGACGATAAGCAACGCAGTCATCTGCGCATCGCTGACTTGCCCGCGAAACGCTGTCGATTTCAGCACCGAAAGAAGTTCGCCGCCGTCCGTTCCGACGTTAAGCGTCGCAGCAAGTTTGCTGCTCAGTGCAACGAGCGCGCTCATGCCGCACCCCGCTGCTTCGCCTTGCGCTTGGCGTGGGCTTTCTTCGCGGCGCGCTTGATTGCTGCGGCGCCGGTTTGGCGTCGATGGTTTGGCGTCACGCGTTGCGAGCTGGGGCCGAGCTTGATACGGTACACGCCTACACCATCAATCATGTAGGTTTCGGATGATGCGAACCCAGCACCAATGGTTCCCAACACCGCCGAAAAATACGAACTGGTCTTTTTCATGCTGCGCACTCCGTCGTGCTCAGATGCCGCTCGACCGCAGCGCGCAGCTTCAGCGTTACAAGGTGCTCGCCAAGTCCGTTGTCTTCAAGCAGCTCGACAGCCTCGCGCGCTGATTCGACAAGCGTAGCGTTCGCAATCACCATCGCGATGCGTTCCTGTTCTGCCGCAGCGCGTGCTTCGCGTTCTGCCTTGGCCTTCGCTTCGGCTTCATGGCGTGCGATGCGATCCGCCTCGCGCTGCCGTTCGATCTCGGCCAGGCGCGCATCTTCTTCCGCCTTGCGCTGCGCTTCCTGCGCGGCGCGAAGTTCGGCGCGCTCAATTGGCGCAAGTTCAGTGCTGCTAGTGTTGCTCATGCTTCCACCCTCAATAGTAATGACGCGATGACAAGGAAAATGGAAAGGCCGATTACAGGCCACGACTCGACCCAATCCAGCGACGGGACCGCAAGGAATCGAGTCCAAAAAGTGCCCGCTGTCGCGACAGTGGCGGGCGCACTGTTGGGGGGATTCGCCACGCTGGCAGGGGGAGTGCCAGCGTTTTGAAGCGTGCGCGACTCACGCCGGGGGAGTTCCGAAGGGTTGAACTGGTATGCGTGCGGCAGCGAATGCACTGCAGTTGCGCCTATTTGCGCCTCGAAAGGCACTAGGACGTATTTGCGCCGCCAGATTTCGCGGCGGTCTTGGTTTGACAGCGGCGGCACAGGCCAGCGCGAAGCGATGCGCTCAACGATCATGCGGCACCGCCTTTGCGCTTGGCGCGTGCGCGGTTTCGGGCTTTTGTTGCAGCGCGCTTGATTGCTGCTGCACCAGTCTTTCGCGACCCTGTGAGCGGGTACGTGTGAATCAGGAACCGTTCAAGCGTGCTCATTCGTCACCGCCTTCCGCAGCAACTGCGCGGTCATATTCGGCAGCGTCTTCGAGCCGCTCGAACTCCGCTTCGAGCATTTCGTCGAGAAGCCACGTCGCGAACAATTCGCGAACTCGGTCCTCGCCGAGCACGCGCACGGCGCGCTCGCAGATGACGGCGGCAGGGATGACAGTCATGTCGCCCTGGTCGTCTTTGTATTTCTCGACCCTGACTTCGCGAGGGTCGATCAAATCGCACTCATGCTTGATCACGGCGCGCTCTCCAGTTGTGCAAGGTAATCAGCGCAGGGCACGCCAGCGCACCAAGGACAAAACCGCATGCAAAGGCGATCATTTGAAAACGTCCATGTTTCCGCCGAACGAAGGCGAGACGCGATCCGGTTGGGTTGCCGACCTGATTTGCATGATTGACTTCGGCGCGACGATGCCAGCGTTCAGGCACTTCGCGCGGATTTCAGACAGTGCCAACGAAGGGTTTGTCTGCTTGCTGATGACGGTCACGCCGTCGCTGTGATACGTGTGCATTTTGTTCTCCTTCCCGCCCCAAGCGGTGAGGCCATATCACCACGGATCAAGCTGGTTTGCAACTATGGTTGCGTGCATTTGTTCTTATCGAAAACTGCGATGCTATAGGAAAAAACTATGAGACAACACGCCGCAACCGTGGTTACATATCCGCACCACAACAACGGATCGCGAACATGATGAAGGTCAAGACTCTGCTGAAAAAATCAGGCATGAATCGCGGGCAGCTCGCAAAGATCGCAGGTTGCAGCCGCGCGGCGGTTGCGAAATGGGACGTTATCCCGCTTGGTCGCGTTCCAGCGGTGGCTAACTCGCTTGGCATCATGCCGGAGATTCTGCGC